CGCGAAAAGCGTAGAGATCGGTATTGGCCCAACTTGCAGAAACAAGTTCGGATACACAACCGACATCACCGACGACCAGCGCGAAACAGTCAACAAGCTGATTCACGACGCAGGCGTCCAGTGTGAGATCATGGCCAACAAAGAGCTTGGCGCTGTTGCACGCTATTCGGCTGCTGGACTGCTCTTAGACGTTGCAGACAGCATAGAGGGGCTTGGTCTTGCGCGAGTAGCTTCAAAGGTCAGAGAGCGGTTCTCTGGCATCTCGCTTGATGCTGTGAAGGACACACCAGTGTACGAGTGGGATTCCCGCAACCGTCGCGAGGTAGCGACTGATCGCACGCACACAGCGATTGTGCTGAGAGCGCCGTATTCGGCTGACTTCAATCACCTGCGGAAAAACTTGAGGTTGCGTGGTCGTCCCGTAAAAACCAATGACGGGTTTCACTGGGAGTTCAGCAGCAACGACAAACGGCTTGTCGACGAAGTTGTGCGTAAGGCGTTCGCGGGCATGCTCGCGATTGGGCCAAAGGGCATATTCGTCATCAAGCCATGGGATGCCGACAAAGAAGCCCTGCACGATCTGTAAGACAGACGACAATACAAAGACCCCCGTTCAGCATTACGCTGGGCGGGGGTTTTTTCGTTTCAAAACTGAACGACAATATGTAGGTGTGACCTGACACCAGTGGCAGGTCATAACCTGACACCAGTGGCAGGCCCAGAGAACAACGTAGTTAGAACAACGTAGTTATCTCTCACTACGTTCGAGATAACGGGCTAAAATAGCCCATCACTAAAACAAGGATTTTGAAATGGCCGATATGCTACCGCCCGTTCTTCAACACATGGAATCTCTGGGACACGCAGTGTTCTCAGACGGAGACTACGATCTCAATCTTTTCGGAGTTCGTAGCCCTGACCAGACCGACGGAACTTTCAACGACTGGCTTGGGTGCGCTTACAAAAAGGACGGGGAGTGGGTTGTGCGCTGGTGGCAGGCGACTACTGACCCTGGATTGTATTACCGCCAGAATCCCATGAATGTTGGTGGTACAGCAATCCTCCAGTGTGGTCAGTATCGCGGCGTTTACAAAATCGACAAGCACGCTGGAAAGTACGAGGCGCTTTGTCAGCGAAATGGCGTCGTGACCGTTTGGCGTGATCGAAACAAAGACGACGTACTTGACTGGGACACGACGAAGCCATGGACAGGGCATTTTGGAATCAATCTTCACGCATCTTCGTCTACACCTTATGGCGACAATCGCGACAGGCGCGAAGGTGGTAATGTTGGAAAATGGAGTGCCGGGTGCCAAGTTCACGCCACGACACGCGGCTTCCGCGAAATGATGGAACTTGCAAGGAAGCAAGTCAGTGAAAGGGGATGGGATTCCTTCACATACACACTCATGGATCAGTGGTGGAAGTAAACCCTAAAGACCCTAAAACTCTCGTAGTCGCTATCCTCAGTCTTGCCGCAGTCGGAGGACTCGGAAGCACTCTGGGGCTAACTGTCGAGCCTGAAGAAACGACGCAGTTGCGCGTCGAAAAAGCACAACTTGAAGTCCGTGTCGAATATCTGACAGGGCTCGTCGAGCGGTGCGATGACTTACTGACTACTGCGCGAGTTCGCGCACTGGAGGAATGATGCGTGTACTGTCCCTATTTTTGTTGATTGTCGTCCCAGTTTCTCTTGCCCAAGATCGTGCAGAGACTCCAACCAAGACTGCTCGTGAGATCGAGCTTGAGACTGCTTTGGAATCTTGCCAAGTGGAGCTTGCTGCGCTGAAGGCTCCGCCAACATTGGACGCTGACTACGTCGAAGCGATTGACGCGCTTCAGCAGCAGATTCAGGCAGTGGGTTCTGAATGACCGAGTCGAGCACCAAGCCAAGTCGCTGCTCAAAGATATTTTGAGAGGAATGAAGGCGTAGAGGCATATAGATCGTTGGAGGGCCAATGAATCTCAAAGATGCAACTACACTCGCTACCAAGTTCACGGACAGCAAACGCTCCGAGCAGGGACTGCATGTCGTTCATTTTTTGGATCAAAAGATTCACGCAAGCGATGGGAGCCACGGTGTCATCATTGAAGTGGACGAACTCAACACCAGCTACTGGGTCGGAAAGTCCATTGCAGTTGACGCAGTCGCTTTCAAGAAGATTGTCGTCAGCCTGAAAGAACCGACCCTCAAAGTTCACCGCAACTCACTCATCATTGAAGATGCTGGGATGACTTTCAAACTGCGCGGCTTGCCTAAGAGGGCAATACCTGAACCAGTAGCTGTTCCCGACCTTAGCGTGGCCCCTAAGCTGTCTGAGGCCGCAGGGACGGCTCTGGCCACCCTGACGACCGTAGGAGCCAGTACAACAGCCTCTACGGGCTTTGGCATGGCTGGCGTCAGACTTACCCCTTGGTGGTCGGCAAGCGGCAGCGGCGTCACCTTAGCTGTCGCGTGGTGTGCAGTGCTCCCTACTGACGCAGAACCCGTCACGATTCCTGGAACAATACTGGAAGGTCTACGCGGAAAAGAGTTTGCGCTACTTGTTGCGCGGGGCCGCGTGTGGGTGAAGCACGACGATGAGGTTCGGTGGGCCTTGCCGTTTGCAGCCGAATGGCCAGATGCTTCTGTGAACGACATACTCACCAAATGCCGTGCGGAGAAGGATGCTGGCGAGCGAACAGTCGCAATGCTTTCGGGCGACAATCTCGCATCCGTCGCTAAAAAAGCAGCGATGGTCGCCGAGCGTAACACTTGCTTCAAGCTGGATATTGGAACTCAGCTTGAGTTGTCGGCAGTCGCATTCGATCAGTGCGGCTTTCACGGCACCGTTGAGCTTGGAACAGACACGACAATCGTGACCGCTGTTCCAGTTGGCGTGGCCCCAGCCGCGCTGTCACAGATTGCGTCGGCGGTGAACGATTCTTGCGACGACAAGCTGGTTGCAATCTCAGTAGGAACACCATCTTCACCGATTGTAATGTGGGGAGGCGGCCCATACCCGTTCGAGGCAGTTGTGATGCCAGCCTTCCTGCCTTCGTAGTCGCCAGCGACACTGAAAGGTGATAATGTCGTTTTGTGACGACACCCCTTACACCAGAGCAGTACGAAGCCCAGCGTTATCGAATGATGCAGGCTTATCTCCCGACCTACGCGAGCGAAGTTCTGCGTGGCCCCCCAGAGTACGGTTTTCGTTTCATCCTTGGGCCACATCACCTGAAGTGGGGAGACGCCATTGCGGGGAACTCGCGTATTCTCGCCCAAGCAGCGCGTGACCACGGCAAGTCTCACTTTTGGTGCCTCGCCTACCCGCTGTGGATGGCGCATGTCAAGGCTCCGGGGCGTGTCGGCTATGTGTTCTCAGCTACGGATCAGCAGGCGAAAGAGCACCTTGACAAGATACGCAAAGAGGTTCTGGGAGGGGGTGAACATGGTGGGCCAAATCCTGCATTGTCGTCTTTGCTCCCCCTGAAAAAAGACGCTGCTCGCACCATCGTTTTTGCAAATGGCTCTGAGATCCGAGCAAGGGGTTTCGGCTCTCGCGTTCGAGGCGGTCACCCTTTCTGGATTGTGTGCGACGACATTTTGAATGACGATCACATCTGGTCTGAAACCGTGCGTGAGAAAGCAGTCGACTACTACCTGTCTGCAATCGAACCGATGGTTGTCCCAGGAGGCCAACTCGTAGTCGTCGGCACCCCATTTCACGCACAGGATCTGTACAAGACTTTGCGTGATGGTGGTGTCTATTTCCACATGCAGCACCCTGCTGTCGATCCTGTGACTGGCGACCCGCTATGGCCCCAACGCTACAACCGAGAAGCCTTAGAGGTGCGAAAAAAGATCATGGGGTCGTCCATGCGTTGGGCGCGTGAGTACCTGTGCCAGCCGATCAGTGATGACGCCAGCTTGTTTCCAAGCCACCTGTTCGAGCGTCCTGCCGTCAAGAAGCAATACAAGCTTGGGCTGGAAGCTAAATACTGGGAAAGCCAAGGGTTTGTAACCTACATGGGCGTCGACCTTGCCATGTCTGCGTCCAGCGGCGCTGATTTCTTTGTCGCCTTTGTGCTGGCAGTTGAACCCGCGTCAGGCGACCGCTGGATTGTCGACATCGTGCGAAAGAAAGGCATGGGTTACCAAGAACAGGTCGACACAATCACAGGGCTTGCTCGTCGCTACGACTGTCAGTTCGTTTTTGTCGAGGCGAACCAGTACCAGCGCGTCATCACAGACATGGTCGTTCGCACGAGCGACATTCCGATCAAAGCGTTCTACACGACAGGGAAGGCCAAGAAGCAGGCTTCCAATGAAAGACGAGGAATGTCAGGCACTTACAGTGCAAACAAGAATGCGCTCGACAGAGGCGTGCCCAGTCTCCGAATGCTGCTTGAGAACGACAAGCTGAAAGTGCCTTGGGGGGAGGAAACCCGCGAAACTGTTGAGATTTGGATTCGTGAGATGTCAGCGTTCGGCTACCAGAATGGCAAGCTTCAAGGCGTCGGAGCACACGACGATACAGTCATGGCATTCTGGATGGCGGATCAAGCTGCTCGAATCGCAGGCGCGTTCAGTGCTGATTTTGGTGAAGACCTTACGGACAGCACTGGCCCTGATTGGCTCGGTCGAGACGACGCATTGTCGTCTCAGGACACAGGTACAGACTGGTTTGGAATGACAGCACAGAAATCAAAATCTAAGAGCGGAAGCAAGCTGACCCCGCTTCAGCAAGCACTGCTCAAGAAATCAGCATGGAACTAAAATGAATGGTCGTTCACTCAACAGAACCCGTGTCACGGGAATCAGACGTTCTGACAATACAGGCGACAATGGCGTTCAAACAAAGCTGCGCGTCAGTCAGTACGTCAGTGCTGTTGAGTCGTTGATGCGTGAAGTGAACCTGTCACCGCCAAAGTACGACAGCGTTGATCGGAAATACCTGACTGCTGCTGAAGCTGCTTCTACGCTTGGTCTTGACGCTGAAAAGACGCGGAAGGCAGCAGATTACATCACGGCAATCGTGAAGGACACGCAGGATCTTATGGGCATTACAGCAGAGGCTCGCTTGGACGGCATGCCACGCCATGTCATTTCGGAACTGATCAAGCGGGCTATGCGGATGCAGCGCGAAGAATCAATCTCAAAGAGCGTGGAACCAGACGACAATCTTGAAAAAGCAAAGAAGCCCTCAAAGAAAGAGCATCCGCCTGCTGGGTTTGTGCCAGCCAAGAACTCAAAGAAGGGTGGCTACCGCAAACCGTCGGCACACGGCGGCTACGAGTATTGGTATCCAGGAGAAGGGATCAGCGGTGAACCACACGAGTCTGAGCACCCCGACATGCACCACCAGCATGCGAAATCCACACCGCACCCAGATGTGAAGGCAGCTTTTGCCAAGGTTCACAAGAAGGCAGCCGACGCAGGAATGCCTCTGAACGGGAAAAATGGCAGGCCGCTTCGCCCAGACTCGCGACACACTGTTGAGGCCATTCAGGATTTAGAAGCTCAGGTAGATAAACGGATAGCTGCCGCTGGTTCAGCGGTTGCTCCTAAAGATCAGCAGCCCCTCAGCCCCGACGCTGAAGGCGGGACTATTGAAGATCACGACGCCGCGCTCAAAGAGCTTGAAGCCGTTGTCAACAAACACCCTCAGTTTGCGGCACTGAAAGACTACGTTGCTTCATTCAAGAAGGAGCATCGCCCGTCGAACAAGGCGACATCTGCCGACATCAATCTTTATGGTGAGCAGATCCGCAGCCTCCGTCACATATTCACTAAGGCGCTTTTAGGGTTCCTGACAGGCGGCACCATTGGCTTCATCAGCGGCGCAACCGCAGGAAGCGGCCAAGCAGAGTCTGAAATCAACGCTATTGTCGGCTTGCACAACAAGATGGTACGCGACGAGAAGGCCAAAGCTTCCGACATGCCAAAGGCTGAGAAGGTCAAGAAGCCTAAAAAGGCTAAGAAGCCTAAGCGTGCCAAGCCTCCAAAGGCTGCTAAGGTTGAAAAGCCAGCAGCGTCTGCTATCGAAGATTCTGTTTTTCACTCGGCAGAATCCGCGAAGCCGCAGAAAAAGGCTGAGAAGCCCCTCAAAAAGTCAGGCGTTTACCTCGATACCCGCACAGGGCGGATTGTCGTCAAGAGTGAAAAAGGAAGAGGAATCGAAGAGGTAATCGAAGATGAACTGCTAAAAGCTGGGCCGTTCATCGGCCCACGCGGGGGAAAGTGGGCAGACGCGAAGCATACGATTGCTTGGAA